CAGGTCCTCAATCGGGTCGGCAGAGTCCTGCTCCGGGAAGTCCTTCCCGAACTTCTTGTAGTACCGCTTGAGGTGGTTCTTCACGCTGGCCTTGTCGGTGGTCGGGATGTCTGTCGCGTCAAGCCGCTGCAGCGCGGCATGAACACCGCCCCAAACCGCAGCCATCCGACCGTCTACGACATCGGCAATCGGCAGCTTGTAGGACTCCATCTTGTCCGGGGCGCTGGAGTCTACCCACAGGTGCCCCTTGGCGAACTTCTCCCAGTCCATAGTGCCCATGCCGTTCGGGCCGCCGTTGCCCCCGCAGAGCTTCTTCATGCGGGCGCGCGCAGCCCCGGCATCCCAGGTACGGTCCTCGGGAGCCAAAGGAAGATCGGCGAACTGGGTAGCTCCGTCCATGATCTTAGGCATGGTCGGGAGCCCCTCACTGCATCGCGCGAAGCTGGTGACGCCCCGATATGGGGTCCCCGATAGGGGGCAGCGCCGCTGGATTCGTCAGGGAGCATAGCGATAGAGTACAGGTTTGTCAAGGGTCTTGTGGGCGGACCTAGACAGTGGATGCAACACACTACGGACAGCAGAAGTCAGTGAACGGGGCGTCATCATAAGGTATGAGGCGGCTATCCCAGTTCATCGGGAGGATGTTCGCGAGCGCCGACGCGGCCAGGGCACGAATGCCTTCGGGGTTCCAGCAGACCCAACCCGACTCGGAACGGGCGCTGCCAACCTCTGTCTCTTGATCGTGACGGAAGAGGTAGGGCATCTGTTCCTTGGGCTTGCGCCCTACCCAACGGTCGATACCGTTCACGGTGATGAGGTTCCAGACATAGCGCCCCGAGTTCTCCGGCATCCCTTGGAAGAGGAGGAAGACCTCATGGAAGCGTGGCTTCTGAGTCCCGAGGATCGCACGGCCAGAGGCGCGGAGTTCAAGCACCTCCCCCGGTCCGGCCAGGACAGAGAGGTCAAGGGTACTCTCGATAGGCCACTGTTGGTCTGCGGGCCACTGTGCGTTCCCGTCTGGAGAGATGAAGTCGTCCGCTCCGACCTCAACGATCTTCTCAGGGTCCTGCGCGAACTGGATGGCGTCCGCGACAACCTCCTGGCGGAGCACCAACCGAGTCGTTGCGTCGGGAGGGGTGCCGATGAGGAGTTCTCCGTAGGCACTCAACGGAACCACCAGTCGTGCGGGGTCAGTCGCGAGTTCGTGCCGGGTCAGCGCGGCGGCCATGATTGCGGGACGGCGCTGGAAGTCCGCGAGACGGTACCGTTCCACAAGGTCCTGAAACGGCATCTTCAGAGCCTTCAGGCGCGACGAATGCAGAGGGTCTGCATCTACCCCAACGTACCGCCGCAGGTAGATGAAGTCCACCGGCGCGTCTTCCTGCCGTACCGGCGTAAGGTCATCCGGCGGACCCTGCACTACCCACAAGCGGCTGAGCGCGTTGTGCGCCGTCTCCGACACTACGACTTCGGCCGCGTCCTCGGCCTCGCGTTCGTCCTCCACTACCCCCGCCTTGGCATCCTCGCACACCACCCTCCAGTCGCAACCAACGCCGGTCACATCATAGGCCGAGTCTCTCCCCCTGGCGAGCGCCTCCGTTTGCGTTGGTTCCTCGGAGAAGCGTACTGACGCAATCCGGCCCGAATGCGTCAATAGCGCAGAGAGCCTCTGTGCCCTTTCGCACAACGGCTCCTCGTGCAAGTCCTCCCCGTCCAGGTGCAGGCAGTCGAAGGCGACAAACCGCAGGTCGGCATCGGACAGGTCCTTGCGACGGCTCAACGCACGGCGTATCACCGAGGAGTCCAACGCTCCGAGAAGTTCGCCGTCCAGGACGAATGACTCGGCCTCAATCGCCCTCGCCGCCTCTGCGATTTGTCCGAGGAAGTGGGAGACGTTGTGCGTCCCGCCCTGATCGGCAAAGACCCACACCTGTTCGCCGTGCTTGTGCACCTGGGTTCTAACGCCACCGGCCAGTTCGCAGAACAGGTCATCAGGCCCGCTCTCTCCCCGCAGCACCTTCTGGTACTCAACGTACTGCCCTGGACGTGCCGCACCGGCATCGTACCGGAACCACAATGGACATGCGAGGTCAGACACGTCCCCTTCCCAGCGGACCAACCATGACCCGCGCGGCAACCTCAACAGGTCCTCTGGCGTCTCCAGGTAGACCGACTCTCCATCGGGCAGGAGGGCCGAGCGCTCAGACAACGGGCGCTTCCAGACTTGCTCGAAGCCGTCCACCAACACGTCAACAGGCACGAGTTCGCTGCCAACGTCGGCGACGACCCAGATACCTCGTTGGCGGTCTTCGAGTCCGGCTGGAGCAGGGCAGGGTACCCCTCCGGTCTCGTTCAGCGCCCACTCCCCGTTGAGACAGTGGGCAATGAGCAGGCCATCGCCCAGCGGGTATGCAAGGGCGGGGAAGCGGAAGTTCCCTGACTCGCATACCGACCCAATCAGTACCGGCTCGCCAGGGACGAACCCTCCCTCATCCTGCGAAGTCCTCGTCGTCCTCCGCACGAGACAGAGGTCATAGACCGGGACGCACTTCCCGTGCGGTTCGCCGGGCTCTATTCTCAACCCCTGTACCTGTCTACAGAGGTCAAGACGCCCCACCAGTTTCCCTGACGATTCGACAATCACCCCGTCCTCTACACGCAGAACGAGAGGGTATCTCCCCAACGGTTCTTCGCCAGAGCCATCGTCCAGGCCGTCAAGCACCATGTGCTCGATACCAACCATTCCCATGAGACGCACGGCCAGACGGTGCAGTATACCGTCTGCCCGCGCGTGGGCAGCGTCGTGAGCCGCCACGGCCTCGGCGGTACCAAGGAACTCGACCGGAGTCTTCTCTGGCAAAGCCTACACCTCCCGATCCGTTCCGGCGCTGCGTTAGATCGACCGGCGCAGGGACCACCGCGCGAGGTCCTCTTCGGCTTGAGGTTCGCGAGGCTCTTCCTGCCCCGCCGCAATCATCGCCGCGCGCTCTGCCGCTTCCTTCCGCGCCTCAATCCACTTGTCGATGTCCTCTGGAGACAACTGCAACGGTATCGACCCTATCAGGTCCTCCGGCAGGCCAAGTTGCGACCACAGGACTGCGGTGTTCGCCCGCTGGAGGTCGATCTTCGCCGCGATCTCGGCCTCACGCGGGCTGATGCGCGGGCCAACTACTCGGTACGAGGTCTCACTCGGCATCTTGCCCCACAGGAGCCACTGCAACTCCAGGATGGACTTGACTCCCGCCAAGTACGCCTGCGACAATGACGCGCAGAGGTACAGGAACCCCTCACGACGCTCCGAACTCATCTTGTCGATGAAGGCCCGCTGCCCGACACTCAGATTCAGGAAGTCGGCGGGGACTCCTGTCCCGCAGAGGACCTCTCTAACCAGCAGGAACACGTCTTCGAGGTTCTGGAGGTTGGCGTTGTCGGCGGGAAGGTTCACAACGTCCCCGTCGATCATCTTCCCGTCATCGGTGTAGATACGCAAGGTGTAGAGGTCTGTGCAGGCCATGTTGGGCGTCTCGCGCCCGGCCAGTTTGAAGTCTGCCGTGTCCGTGTCATAGGGGATGGTCAGGTCCTTCGTCATCGTCAACTTGTAGGCGTCAACCTTGTCCTGGGCCTCCTTGGGGTTCAGGCCCTTGGGGACTGGAATGCGATGCAGGCGCGTCTGGTAGGCGCGGTCGAGGCGCGCAATCGAGAGACCATCCCGCATGGCCCGCAACCGCTTGCTGGCGCTGACAATGCAGGCCATCATCGGCTCGGCATAGGGCAAGCCCTGCTTGCTGCCAAAACTGAACTGAGTGATCTGATATGGATGGAAGGCCGCGATAAGGAACCCGTTCTCGTCCACTTGATCGTAGGCGGCGATCCCCGGCTTCCTCTCCCTCATGGCCTGGGCGGGGTCCCCCGTGAGCATCCTGCCGAATGAATCGGTGTTGACGTTGATCTGGTAGGAGTAGGGAAACATCTTCACTCGGCGCAGGTTTCGCTTCTCGTCGAAGATGTTCTCGGCGAAGAGGTCTCCAAACTTCACCATGTAGCGAACGAACTCGGCGGCGTCGGCCTGAAGCATAGCCGCCAACGGACCGAGAGGGCCGATCTCATCTTCCGGTCCGTCCAGGTAAAAGCCGGTCTCGGTCCGGTCATCGGTAAAGGTCGTCGAGAACCGGGCCAGGAAGTCGGCAGCCGTATGCACAATCGGCTCGTTGCGGTCCATCGCCTGGAGGTCGCGCCAGAGCGCCTTGCGCTCCCCGAACCGCACCCACGGAGACTCAAACTGCGAGATGCGGTTGTGCTTCGGGCCGACCTCTGTCGTGACCTTGTTTTCCTTCACGAACCATGCCCTGATGCGGTCCCATGCGCTCATCTCGCTCTCCGCCTTCCGTCCGGCTGCTGCCGCCGCTACGCGATACGCCGTTGCATCCCGAAGCGTACCTCGCGCATTGAAGCGCCGCCGATGACTGGTATGTCCCCAAAGCTGTTGCGGTCCTCCATCGCTGTCCAGGACAGCCACCACGCCATGATCGTATCCTTGGTCACGCGCTTCCCATTCAGGTCGTGTGTCTTCCCCCAGAAGATCATCTCGTTGAGCCATTCGCAGACCGGACAGGAGTGGAATGGCTCTTCGTGTGCTCCCCCGAATGGGATGCGCCAGAGGCGCTGAATGAGTTCGGCATTGAGGGCCGGAAGCCCGACCTCAGGGCTCCACTTCTGCTTCCCCGTGTGCCTACAGTCTATCGGGATGTCGCTCATCCCATACTGCGGGGCCAGGAGTTGAATCAACGTCGCGAAGGTCTCCTGGGTCGCGTTGTTCTCGACAAGGATTCGGGTCGGTACGCCGAAGCGGTCTAGGCAGGAACGGTACTCTTGCAGAACGCCATGCGTGAGGACAAGCGGGTCTACCCGTCCAGGGATGATTGACAGGGGCACTTTGTCCCCGTTGTCCAGCGTTGCCGATGTGAAGATGCACGAACGCGAACCGCCCTCCTGGCGAGAGGTCGCCGGGTCAAGCCCGATACCAATGCGAACGACCTGCCGTCCATCCGGCACCTCGCCCAGCAACGTGAACAGGCTCTTGCAGGCGTTCACGGTGTCAGAGTCGAAGAGTTGCGACCTCTGCGTAGCGCCGCGCAGCAGGTACTGTTGGTAAAAGGCCGCGTCCTTCACCTGCCGCCGCCGAACTTCGAGTTCTTGGAGCGGCCATCTGTCCTCCCACAGGACCGGGCCACACAACCGACCATTCTCGTCGATGCTGCAAGCTGGCTTCACCCACCGCGTCCAACCGCTGTCCATGCTGTACTCGACATACAGGTCCGGCGGGTCGAAGCACCAGAAGGTCCCGATCATCCAGACGCGCCCCCCTGGGAAGAGGGTCGGGAACCAGTCGTTCTCGATGAAACGCTTCGTCCGTGCCATGAAGGCCGGTGTACCGTAGGCGTCGGTTGCGTCGATGATGTCGTCCAGAATGAGCAGGTGGCAACGACCGCCGGTCCCGCCCGATCCTACCGATGCCGCCTCGATGGTTGCGTCCTGGAGCCCCGCCGCCGCCGAACGCTCGACGGTCAGCTTGTGCTTCGTCCATTCGGCAAGCCCAGCGGGCCGGATGTGTGGGAAGACCTCATGGAAGCGATCATTCTGCACAAAGTTGCGGCGGAAGAAGTTCAGCCGGTCAACGGCCTTCGCGTCGTTACCGCAGACGTACTTGACGCAGAGGTTGGGGTCCCTTCCGACCTCCCAACAGATACGGTTCTGGAGCGTGGTGGACTTCGCCGACCCGCGAGGTCCGACCATCAACAGCAGCTTCACCCCGGTATCGTCCATCAGTTCCGACCACTCGTACTGGTGCGGGGCGAACTTCCAACTCTTCCCCTGTTCGTCCTGCGCCACGTACTCGCAGTAGTCGGGGAAATACGACCGCGCCTTCTCAAGCTGGGCCTCGGCATACCCGGCCTTGAAGGCTTCGAGTTCCGCGAGGAGCGGCTCGGGCCTAGTCGTCACCGTCGGGGTCAGGTTCACTGAACACGCTCACCTGTACTTGACCTAGCAACGTCTTACGTTCCTCCGCCTGACGCATGACCTCTCGCGCCGCCTCGATATGCGCCAAGAGTTCCTCACGGAGGTCGGTCGGCATTGCGCGCATAAACTCCCGCTGCTTCTCGGCCTCGGTCGCCTCACGAGGAGCGATCTCCAGTTCCTCCGCCAATCGCACATGCGTCCGAAGCAGCGAGTCGGCAAGGCGCGGCACCGCCGTCACCTTCCCGTCTGTCTCCGCAATGTCCATACACCTCACGAGTCGGTCGCAGAGACCGTCAAGCTCGATGATGCGGACAACCGGGTTCCCGCGCGTGATCTTCTTCAGGAACTCCGGTCCGCGCTTCGCCAGTTCGTTGTTCGTCTGGGCGACAAGCTGCGCCCGCTTGTCCCTGACGGCATCAAGCGAGAGGTCCATGCCGTGTTCTTGCGACAGGGCCAACACGTCCTCGTCGAGTCGGCCCTCGGCGAACCATATCGCCAGCTTCCGGTCGCGCTCAACCATCAGTTCACGGTCTGTAGGCACGATAGGAGAATACAGACAGACGAGAAGGTTGTCAACTTCTACCTGGAGAAGCTATGCAGGGTTAGACTCTTCGATGTCAACGTCACCGGCGGAAAACGCGGTCTCATCGGCCTGGGCCACTGCGTCTGAAGCCGCTCGACCCGCCGACCGAAGGCCCGTAAGGGCCTCCAGCATCATCTTCTCGCCGCCCGCAGCACCCTTCGCCATCTGGCGTAACGTGCAGAGTATCTTCTTCGCGACCGCAGGAGACAAGCCTCTCTCGTAGAGCGTGTCGGCGACGGTCCCCGCGTCGAGTCCGATTTCCTTCATCCCCTTGGAGTAGAAGAGTTCCCTGACAAGACGCGCCGTGTCGTTCGGCGGGAGGAGCCGCAGGAACGGACGGTAGGAGCGATTCCTAAGTAGTGG